GCCGAACAAGAGGAGGGAGAGCCAGAGGAGGACTGATGGCAAAACGGGCATCAGCCAGGGGTATCCGCCGGGATATCTCCGGTATTTTACGTGCCCCGCGTCGTATGAAGGTAGCCGATGCGGTTCGCGATTTCATGCGTGTCCCCATCGGTGCGGGTAACTCTGTTAAGTGGGATCCAAATCTGGCCCCTTACATCATCGAGCCGATGAATAGCCTGGCTTCAAGAGAATACGATGCTGTGGTGTTTGTAGGGCCTGCCCGAACAGGGAAAACGATTGGTCTGATTGATGGCTGGATTGTCTATAACATCGTTTGTGATCCTGCGGATATGCTGGTCATACAGGTATCCGAAGAAAAAGCGCGTGAGCACTCAAAGAAACGCCTCGACCGCACATTCCGCTGTAGCCCTGATGTGAAATCACGACTCAGCCCGCGCCGGAACGATAACAACGTCCACGACCGTACATTTCGTGCAGGGAATTATCTAAAGATTGGCTGGCCGTCGGTGAATATCATGTCCTCGTCAGACTATAAAAGTGTGGCGCTGACTGACTACGATCGTTTCCCTGAGGATATCGACGGCGAGGGTGATGCGTTTTCTCTTGGTTCGAAACGAACCACCACATTTATGTCCAGCGGGATGACGCTTGTCGAAAGTTCTCCCGGTCGTGAGATCCGTGACACCAAATGGCGACCAACCAGCGCGCATGAAGCTCCCCCGACAACAGGAATATTATCGCTATTTAATAAAGGCGATCGGCGACGGCTTTACTGGCCATGCCCGCATTGCGGGGAATATTTTCAGCCGGAAATCGCCAATATGACAGGATTCCGTGAGACGCCTGACCCCGTTGTAGCAAGTGAATCTGCCTACCTCCAGTGCCCAGCATGCAAAGGCAAAATTACACCCGAGATGAAGCGTGACCTGAATATTCGCCATGTCTGGTTGCGTGATGGGGAAAAAATGGACCGGGACGGCAAGCGATATGGTGAACCCCGCCGCTCTCGTATCGCCTCGTTCTGGATGGAAGGCCCGGCAGCTGCTTATCAGACCTGGGCGCAGATGATGTACAAATTCCTGACTGCGGAGCAGGAATATGAGGCCACCCAGAGCGAAGAAACGCTCAAAACAGTCGTAAACACCGACTTTGGGCGACCCTATTTGCCCCGCGCCAATCTGGAGCAGCGTAAAAGTGAACTGCTGGAGCAACGTGCCGAAGATGTACCAAAGCGGTCGGTTCCAGATGGTGTGCTGTTTATGACTGCAACGGTCGATGTACAGGGCGGCAAATCCCGGCGTTTCGTGGTGCAGGTCACTGGCTACGGTGCACAGGGTGAGCGTTGGGTTGTGGACCGCTACAACATCCGGCAGTCATTAAGGGCCAATGAGCACGGCGAGTGTTATCCCATAGACCCGGCAAGTTATCCGGAAGACTGGGATTTGTTGCTGTCCGACGTGTTCGAAAAGTCATGGGCATTAGCAAGTGACCCGTCGAAACGTATGCGCCTTATGGCAATGGCTGTCGATTCCGGTGGGGAAGATGGCGTCACCGACAACGCTTACAAATTCTGGCGCAAATGTCGTCGTGAAGGACTGGGCAAAAAGATTTATCTCTTTAAGGGTGACGGCGTGCGCCGCTCGAAACTCATCACCCGTACTTTCCCTGACAACACCGACAGATCTACCCGCCGCGCAAAAGCCGCCGGTGATGTGCCGCTTTATCTTCTCCAGACTGATGCACTTAAAGACCAGGTGAACAACGCGTTGTGGCGTGATTCGCCTGGCCCGAATTATGTGCATTTCCCTAAATGGCTCGGTAGCTGGTTTTACGATGAACTGACCTATGAGGAGCGTTCAACAGATGGCAAATGGAGTAAGCCGGGACGCGGCGCAAACGAAGCATTTGACCTTCTGGTCTATGCAGATGCGCTCGCCATCCTCCACGGCTACGAGAAAATCAAATGGCCCGATGCTCCTGAGTGGGCGCGGCGGGAAACGTGGCTGGAGAACGCGCCGCAGGAAGCTGGCGAAACGCCATCCCCGGCACGAGAACCAGTCCCCACAAAAACCAGGAAGCGGAAGAAAACCGTAACCGATGATGCTAACCCTTGGACTACTTCAGGAGGATGGTTGTGAACCGTGTTGATATTGAAGCCATGATCCAGCGTTATACCGAAGCCGAGATGGCGGTGCTGGACGGCAAAACCATCCGTTTTAATGGGCAGGAAATGACGATGGAGAACCTTTCCGAGATCCGCAAAGGGCGGCAGGAATGGGAGCGGCGTCTTTCTTCCCTGATTGCGCAGCGCCGGGGGCTACCCGGCTACCGACTGGCGAGGTTCTCATGAGCCTGTTAGATGATGCGATTGGTGTTTTCTCCCCTGGCTGGAAAGCGGCTCGTTTGCAAGCGCGCGCGAAAATCAGGGCCTATGAAGCCGTTACCCCAACTCGAACGCACAAAGGGCGTCGTGAAAATCGTTCCGCTGACCAGCTCAGTAACATGGGCGCGGTTTCATTACGTGAACAGGCCCGGTGGCTTGATAACAACCACGATCTGGTGATTGGGGTGTTTGACAAGCTGGAAGAGCGGGTGGTGGGAAAGGCCGGAATTATCGTCGAACCACACCCGAAACTAACGAACGGGAAGATCGCTAAAAAGCTAGCCGACCAGATCCGCAGCAAATGGGCTGAATGGTCTGTCCGGCCGGAAGTTACCAACCAGTTTACCCGGCCAATGCTTGAACGCCTGATGTTACGTACCTGGCTGCGCGATGGGGAAGTTTTCGCGCAGATTGTCAGCGGTACGGGGAATGGTCTTACGGCGCCTGCTGGTGTTCCGTTCTGGATTGAAGCGCTTGAGCCTGACTTTATCCCGATGACCAGTGATGCGGCGCGCCAGCTTAATCAGGGAGTTTATGTCGATAACTGGGGCAGGCCAAAGAAATTTCAGGTTTATAAAAGCCTGCCTGTTTCAGGCCGCCAGATTGATACGAAAGATGTTGATGCAGAAAACATGCTGCATCTTAAATTTGTCCGCCGACTGCACCAGACCCGTGGCGTGTCGATGCTTTCCGGTGTTCTGATGCGCCTCAGCGCGCTGAAAGAATATGAGGATGCGGAACTCACCGCGGCGCGCATTGCAGCTGCGCTGGGCATGTACATCAAAAAGGGGGACGGGCAAAGCTTAGAGGAGGGTAACAGCTCTTCCGAGGATGATGATCGGGAATTGATGATTCAGCCAGGCATCATTTATGACGATCTGAAACCTGGTGAAGATATCGGCATGGTGAAATCTGACCGGCCCAATCCTAACCTTGAAACCTTCCGCAATGGGCAACTTCGCGCTGTCGCAGCAGGCAGCCGACTCAGCTTTTCAAGCACAGCCAGAAACTACAACGGCACCTACAGCGCGCAGCGGCAGGAACTGGTTGAATCAACAGACGGCTATCTCATTTTGCAGGACTGGTTTATTGGTGCGGTGACCCGGCCAATGTACCGCGCCTGGCTAAAAATGGCGGTGGCCGCCGGCGAGATTAAATTACCCCGCGGTCTGGATATGGAGTCGCTGTACTCGGCAGTGTATTCCGGCCCTGTTATGCCGTGGATCGATCCGGTTAAAGAGGCCAATGCCTGGAAGTTACAGATCCGGGGCGGAGCGGCGACGGAATCCGACTGGGTCCGCGCCAGCGGACGTAACCCGAACGATGTGAAGGCGCGCCGGAAGGCAGAGATCGACGAAAACAAAGAGATGGGGCTGGTGTTTGACACTGACCCTGCCAATGACAAAGGAGGCACAAGTGCCGAAGCCAAAGAACCGGGCGCACCACCGTCCGAAAGCCAGCGCAAAAAGTAATTCCTGGTTCCGTATGCAGGCCAGCGCCGACAACGAAGCGGATATTTATATCTACGACGAGATCGGCTACTGGGGGGTGACGGCGCGCCAGTTTGTGAATGACCTGAAGGCGCTGGGCGACATTACCCATATCAACCTTCACATCAATTCGCCCGGTGGCGATGTCTTTGATGGCATCGCCATTTTTAATGCCCTGAAGCATCACGGCGCGGCGATCACCGTTCACATTGATGGTCTGGCAGCTTCAATGGCTTCGGTGATTGCGATGGTTGGTAACCCGGTCATTATGCCGGAAAACACGATGATGATGATCCACAAACCATGGGGATTCGCAGGTGGTGATGCCAACGATATGCGGGATTATGCCGATCTGCTGGATAAGGTCGAGTCAGTCCTGATCCCGGCATATGCGGAGAAAACCGGGAAAACGACCGAGGAAGTGGCCGCCATGCTGGAGGATGAAACCTGGATGGATGGTAAAGAATGCCTGGCGCATGGCTTTGCTGATCAGGTCACAACATCCCTGCAGGCGATGGCCTGTATTCAATCAAAACGTATCGAGGACTTTGAAAAGATGCCAAACAGCATTCGTAACATGATCACCCCGCCGCGCAATACTACCCAGCGCGAACTGCAGCAACCGCAACCACAGGTGGCGGCAACGACGATCCCTGCGCCAGCGTCCACTTCTGATGAAGCCACTATCCGTGCACAGGTGCTTGCCGAGCAAAAGAACCGTGTTACCGCAATTAACGATCTCTTTGCGATGTTCGGCGGCAAGCATCATGAGCTGCAGAATAAATGCATCGCGGATCCGGAATGCACCGTTGCACAGGCTAAAGATGAACTGCTGGCGGCGCTGGGGAAAAATGCAACCCCGTCGAATAAAACCACGGATGCGCATATTTACGCCGGGAACGGTAACTTTGTTGGCGACGGAGTTCGCCAGGCACTGATGGCGCGCGCGGGCTTTGAGAGCCTGGAGCGGGACAACGTTTATAACGGCATGACGCTGCGCGAATATGCCCGTATGGCGCTGACCGAGCGCGGCATTGGCGTTTCCAGCTATAACCCGATGCAGATGGTCGGTATGGCACTGACGCACAGCACGTCTGACTTCGGCAATATCCTGCTCGACGTTGCTAATAAAGCGTTGCTGCAGGGCTGGGAGGAAGCGGCAGAAACTTTTGAGCAGTGGACCAAGAAAGGCCAGTTGTCTGACTTTAAAACGGCGCACCGAGTCGG